GAAACTCAATGAGTCTGGACCCTAGGCCAGGACGATTTGCAGCGGTTTCAATCGCGGACAAACGCGCTTCAAGAGCGGATTTCTGCGACAGAACTTCAGCAAGTCTGGCTTCCATGTTTGCGACAGTGGTTTTGTCGGCTTTTTCCTCGCGAATGGCAGTAGTCAGTCTATTGCCTTCTTCAACAAGGGATTTGATTTCGGTAAAATCCATTCTTCTAATACCTTTTGTCTTTGCAAAATGCGTTCTGTAATATTTAGTGAACTAGCGGATTCTTTGTTTCAGAAGATCGGCAAGTTCTTTAAGCTCGTTACCAACCGTAGCATCCCGCTCAGTTTGCAAAGCTTTGTAGCCCCCTGAAATGAGAGCCTTCGAAACGCTTCTAGAGAGTCCTGCATCCCGCAAGATTGCCTCAATTTCACGTTCCGACATTTCCGCTGCTTTAACAGCAGTGACCATTGCTTGCGAATTAGCAGGAACAGTCACAACACTGATCTCGAAAAGATCAACTTCCTTAAGCAATCGAACGCCCTTGGCGTCATATTCGAAATCTTTAACGCGGTATCCAATCGAAAAACTGTCAACCGCACCCATTTTTACAAGTTCACGAACTTCTTGAGCTTTCGGTGTGTTGGCAAATCGTCCAACGACCTTCAGGCCCTTCTCATCTTCAGTAACGGATTCCCACTTACCAATGACTTGGTTGAAATCGTGATTCCAAAGCATGCGGACTGACTGCTTCGCTAGCGATTTGGTAAACGCCCCGCTTACGACAACGTCATTAACAACATCGACATTGCCAAACGTCGAACCATATCCTTCGATGACGTTACCGTCTTCTTCGGACGCCTTAACTTCGAAATTGACGAGTAGTTTCTTTTCCATTGGGTTTCCCACCAGCATTTTATGCTATTTAGTGGGCGGAATGAAATTTCCTTGATGGACAAGAAACACCGATACACCCAAAACGATTAGCCAAACGGGCCAGATGGGTGATGCAACGATTACCGCGCCAAAGATTACTGAAAGCCAATCTTCTGCGGAGTCTGCTACTGTGCCCCCGCTGACGAAGACATCGATCAACTCTTTTCCGATGTAGATCAGGCCGACGATAAGCACCGATGAAATGCCCATCATCAGGGCTGCACCAAGCACGGCATGCCAGACAGCTTGCGACCCTCGATCATATGGCGTTGCCGATGCGGGCGTTGGCATGAAGAATTCGGACAGCATTGATCGAAAGAACCTCGCTACCGGCATGGATCAGGCACCCGTGCCGGTAACTGTCTTGACAATCAGGAACTTGAACACCCCGCTGTCAGGAATGATGATTGTGTCGTAACCCTTGGTAACGCGAATATCCATTTCGGCTGGGCCGAGACGCATATGGCTTGTTTCGGCAGTGATCGTGATGATGCGCTCATCTGGATCGGCGACAATCGTTGTCGGGGTTCGATCATCGCCCTGCCCTATCTCAGCTTCGATGAAGTCGTGCGGATAGATCGCGCCCCATTCCACTTCCGTGAAATCCGACATGATCATTCTGAATGTGCTTCCGTGCTTGATCTTGGTCGCCATCAGATGTCCTCCTTGTCGGCTTTTGGCTCAGCATCGTCCTGCTTCGATGCCGCGTATCCACCAACCGGAGGCGTGGTGAATTGCTCGCCTTCCAGTTCGTTCCGGCCGAGTTCTCGACGTGCTTCGTTGACCGAGATGATGCCCGGTGCGCCACCTGCGCCCAGAAGCTTCGTCAGATAGTTTGCCTGCTCCAATGCGTTGCCACGCAGAAGGTCAGCCTCATCGAAATCGAAGAAGTAGTTCGGATCGTCGTCCAGCAATGCGCGGTTTAATGCCTGCTCGATTGCGACTACGTGCGGCATCAGGCAGTTGCCCCAATGCTCGCGTCTGGTCATGTCGGCAGATGCGTAGGTCTTCGTGCCGTCAAGGAACAGATAAGTAGGATCGACACGGAAGAACCGAGCCACCTCACGGATTTGGAAATCCCGGTTCTCCAAGAACTGGGACTCGGCAAAGCTCATCGCCATCGACGAGTATTTCATCGACACGGGCAGCACCGCGACGCCGCCTGTACCGCTCGGGCCATAGGTTGCATCCCATGATCTTTTTATGTTGGCGATCTTGTCGTTGTCCAAGTCTTGCTCGGCATCAAGCGACACGATGCCGCTGGGTCTGCCGTTGTTGGCTGACAGCGCGAGCTGCTGCTTCTCAAGCCCGACGATGATGGTCATCGCCTGACGTGCGACTTCGCCAACGCCAACGCCCGAGTAGCCGTCGATGGAAACGGGGCCACGTATGAACAGCGTGTCTTTCTGGGGGAACACGGCCTGCTGTCCACCGGCATAAGTAACCCGATACTGAACAGTGCTGTCTGCCAGTTGCTCTTGAACCCATGCGCCCATCGGAACAGGCATGATTTCTGTGATTGTCCCTGCCCCGTTGCGGACAAGGACGCACAATGCACCTTTGCCAAGCGCGGCATGGCCGACAATCGTTCTGACGAATTCGGTCGCTGTCTGCCAAGAGTTCGGTCTAGCTGAGATCAATCGATGATATGGGTGATCGTGTGCGACGGTTACGCGTTCGATTCCGTTCACGATCTCACGTTTCATCAGTCGAACAGGAAGCTTGCCAACATCGTCCGTGATAACTCGAACGCATCCATAAACGGCAGAGATTGCGAACTGCTCTTCGATGCTTTTGGGGCCGGCTATCGTTTGACCGGAACCGAAACCCCAACTGAAAGTTCGATCGGACGATGTTCGGACAACATTATTTGATTTTCGAGATGTGAAGTAATCTAGAAGTGCCATTGCGGAAACGCTCTCTGCTTTTCCCTTATTTAGCGATCAGCCAGATTCCTCTTATCGACCTTCCTCGCTTCCGACCTGCCACGGCGCCTTTCAAAAGCAGATGAGACGTTCTCTTTTTGCGTAACGCAACGAAGATTCGATATGCGGTTGTTCTTCCTGTCGCCATCTATATGATCAATGACCATGTCCTCGGGAGGCCATTCCCCTGTATGAATTGCCCATACAACTCGGTGTTTTAAGTATTGAACGCCGCCAATGATTCCGCAGTTGTATCCTCTAGTTTGAACAGCCGTGAAAGCTTCTTTGTTTGCAAATGATCGAATCTTAGCAATTGACCTACGGTTACGACCATGATGATCTGGACGCACTTTCCATATCAACTTTCCACTTTCGGGATCGTAATCGAGAGCTTCGCGTAGATATTGAACTGATGCTTGAAATTTTCTGGTGAGTTGCGGCATTTCCTAATCCTGTTCTAATGGCCAATCCTTTTCGTTGGCCTTCAGACTTATTTAGTGAACAGGATTGTTCTTGACTTCGCGTTTCAGGACAGCACGAGCAAATTTCCGTCCCAAGTGGATTTCTTCTTCTTAAGCGGCTCCGACAATATCCCCGATGTCATTGTCATTGCGATTGCACCGTCGATCCTTGAAGTACGGGACTTCTTAACGATTCGACGTTGTTCAAGGTGATTTTCCTCGACCGTCGCATTGCCCATGCAAAAGTTCATGACCGGATTGTTCGAATGGCGAATCTTCTGATTAAGAATCAAGCCTTCGAGCGTCGCGACTGCGGGTGACATATGATTGTATGACTGGCCGAACCGATAGAAGGTTTCGTCAATCATCTTCTGCTTCATGCCGTTACGGATCATCGCGTTGTAGAACTGGTTCCAACGCCAATGGTCATAGGCAATGCGCTGGAAATCACATTCCTGCATCACGCCATCGAGCCATCTGACAATGTGATCGTAGTCGATGACCTTCCCCGGAACCGTGCTGAGATATCCGGCGTCTCGCCAGATGTCGTATGGGACGCGATCAGTTTCGGACTTTTCCTTCAGCCCTTCCTCGGGAAGCCAGAACTTTGCATCGACGTTCCAGACATCACTCCCATCGTCTTGCCACATCCAGACGAAAGCCGAGAGGTCAGTCGTCTCGGAGAGATCGAGGCCAGCAAAAACCTTCTTGCCTTTCCAAGACCCGACATCGCCTGCCAGACCCTCCCAGATGGCACGGCTGATAAACGGTGCCTGCACCTCGATCCGCTGGTTCAAGACGAGGTTGCGAAACGCAGCTTCGCGGGATGGCATTCGAGATGCTTCCCCTGCCGTGCCCATAGTTTCCTCTGCATTCTGAAAGACCCCGAAAGCAGGGTTTGCCGCTCTGGCAGCTTCCTCCGAAAACGGGTCCATCTCGGCGGTCGCTTCGTAGATGCGCAGGACAACTCGCGGGTCTGCCTTGCGCTTGGCGTCGTCGATAAGCAGCGACAGCAAGTCATTGTCCGTTGCCGCCTGCGTCGAAATAACGATGGTCAGCGGATCATCTTGCGCACCAGATGCCGTCTCAAGGGATTCATAGAGGCCGTCACGTGGCCCTCTGACCTGGCCTAATTCGTCATGCACCACAAACGCGGGCGAAAGCCCTAGCGCCGTTGTGGCATCCTTGGAGAGCGCCTTGTAAACCGTGCCGAGCTGGTCGCAGCGCAGACACTTCTGCCCGTCGATGATCCTGACATATGGGCGCAGCGTAGGCGAAAACAGCACCATCTGAGATGCCAACCGAAACAGGGTCGCGGCCTGATCACGAGAACGCGCAGCCGAGTAAAGCTGGGCATTCTGTTTCGCCTCTGGACCCACAAGATTCAGCAGTAGCAACATCGCCGCCGCCGCTGTCTTGCCGTTCTTGCGCCCGAAGGAAAGGATTGCTCGTCTGGTTCCAGCCGGGTTGTCGTAGATCGCTTTGATGAATTCGACTTGGAAATCCATCAACTGAATTCGCTGGCCGACAAGCTTCCCTTCTGGGACAAAGATGTGCTCGCTGATCCAAGCAACTGCCCGGTCGCCGCGCGTCATCTCCTTCCCGTTGTAGACGACCATCTGCGGGGTTTCATACACCTCCGCCATGTCAGTCACCGTCGAACTGACTGTAGAAGGCCGGATCAAGCAGCATTGCGTATCGGGATTCCGGAAGACCTATCTCCCGAAACATTTCGATCGCGAACAATCTTGCCGGTTCGTATGACTTGAAGTGTCTTTGAACCCGCTTGTGCGCCTGACGATTAAGCTGAACCTTGTAGTAGGCGGTCCCATCGATCATGCATCGCGTGATGCCGCGTCCGTATCTTTGATGTGATGCTGCCATGATTAGGATTTCCACGGAGCATTCGATTGATGAACATTGGTCTTCTTGGTCTCAACGGATCGCAATGACTGGTTGGTGATCCGAAGCGCCCTAGCACATGCGGTGATTGCTCTCGTCTCGCGATCAATCATCTTTAGGACTTGATCGAGTTGCTTCAGCGGAAGTGGATCAAGCGGATCAGCAGTTACAAGTTCTTCGTCCAACGCAGCAAGCAAACCGTTGAGTCTGTCGCGGTTCGTGACGTGAATGCAGTATGAAACGAGTTGCGGATAACTCTCCGCGCCAATCCAATCAGGCGAGACGCTCGTTAGAACCGCTTGCCAGACCTTGACTTGTTCAGATGAAAGTATCTCAGGTGCAGCAGGGATGTCGTCGCTTGTAAAAATCGGTGTTGGAATTGCTTTTTCAAATTGATTTGGCTTAGCCATGTGATTGCCTCTTTCATCTTATTTAGTGAAGAGGCAGGCAAATTGAAAAATTCTGTGGAAATAGCCACGCCGCTTTAGGGGCGATGGTCTATGTGATTTCGGTCAGGATGTTCTGATACCCCCCTACCCGTTACGCACGATCATCATCGTCAGATGTCAAGCAGAATTCAGCATCATCGCTCCAATCTTTTTGACCTCGGATGATTCGTTGCCTTGCTTTTCAAACCGAGTTGGGCTTCTGTTTCCGCACGGAAAAACTTCAGCGGGCGGCAAATGACACCGAGAACCATCAATCGCAAGTACATCTTGGGTGGCGTTCTATTTGCATTGGGTGTTTGGTGCGTGAACCTCTGGCTCGCGTTACCTGCCTCATGGAGCGAAAACGAGCGAGGAACGTTTGGCGATACGTTTGGTATGGTAAACTCAATCTTCTCCGGTCTCGCCTTCATCGGGGTTGTCTGGAGCGTAAGCACACAGCGCGAAGAACTTGAGGTCGCTAGGAAGGAAATGAAGGCAACTCAAAAGATTCTCGAAAAGCAGGAAGACAACATAAGAGAACAGAAGGAAGCAACGAAACTACAATCGTTCGAGACGACCTTCTTTCAATTGTTCAAGCTACTCACAGACATCACAACGTCGATGAGATACACTTACGGACAGCGCGACGAGCAAGGTAAGGAAGTTGTCGAACGCTTCCGAAAGATCATCGAGGACAGATACAAAAAGGAGACCGGCCGACAACATGTTGGTGTCGACGGTCAGCTTGTCTTTATGCCCCTCGAAGGAGATCCAGACAAGGAGGCGCTACGTAGAGCCTACAAGGGCTTCTACGACAGGTATGGCGATGATGTTGGTCACTATTATCGAAGCCTTTACACTGTGATCAATTTCATTGACCGAGCCGACATTAACGAAGATTCGAAGTGGTTTTATGCGAAGCTTGTGCGTGCTCAGCTAACGTCGGGCGAATCCGCCCTACTACTGGCAAACTATCTTGTTGGTCATACCACGCC